CGGTTCCACGGCGCTGTCGGCTTCGCCCACGGCGTATGCAGGTGCCAACAGTCAACTGGGTCAGGCCATTCAAGTCATTTGGTCGAAAGAGATCCTGTTCCAGTCAATGCCCATCTTGCGGTATGAGCAGTTTGCCGTCAAGAAAACGGAGTTGGGCGTTCAGCCCGGGCTGACGATCAACTTCATGCGGTACAACAACCTGGGGGCCGCAAGCCAACTCGTTGAAGGCGTTCGCATGACGACCAACGCGTTGTCAGCGTCGCAGTTCTCCATCACCGTTGCCGAGCACGGGTACGCCGTGGCCGTCTCCGAGTTGCTCCTGAATGCTTCCTTCGATGACGTCATGGCCTCCTCGTCTCGTCTGCTCGGCCGCAACATGGCCCTGTACCTCGACGGCTCCGCCCGCGACACTCTCCTCCAGGCGACCTCGGTCATCTACGGCTACAACAAGTTCTCCTCGCCTCCGGCCTTCGACGGCTTGAGCCCGTACAACAAGGGCTCGGCTGCGACGACCCGTAACGGCCTGACCGGTGGCTTCGACTTCACCGCCGCTGTCACCAAGGATGCTGTTGAGACCCTGGCCACCAAGAACGTCCCGCGCCTGGGTGAGACCTACGTGGCCTTCATCCACCCGCACCAGAGCCGCAAACTCCGTGACGACCCTGAGTTCATCGAGGTCACCAAGTACGCGGCCCCCGGGAACTTCATGCTCGGTGAGATCGGCCGACTGAATGATGTTGTCTTCATCGAGACGACTCAGGTCAAGCAGATCCTGAATGCTGGCTCCAGCACCGTCTATCAGGCCAGCATCATCGGCGACAACGCTTTCGGTCACGCGATCTCCCTCCCCGTCGAACTGCGCGATGGCGGTATCCTCGACTTCGGCCGTGAGCACGCCCTGGCATGGTACGCGATCTGGGGCCTTGGCATGATCACCGATCAGGCCACTCTGACCATCGAGACCAACTGAACTATCGCTGAGGAGCGCACATGCCTGACGTCCGTCAATTTCTGAAGTTCGAGTCCACGGGGACCATCTCCACTGGAGACAAGGACCGGGCAGTATTCCCGGTTGCCGGTGAGGTCGTCGGTGCACTGGCCGTGAACGGCACGACCGGTACAACCGCCCCCCTGATCGTCGACATCTCCGTGAACACCACGTCGGTCTACTCCCGCGGCGTTGTCACTGCGGTGGCGGCTACCGACACGCTCTCTGTTCCGACCGCCCACGGTCTGGCCGTGGGTGACAAGGTTCGCCTTGGCGCCGTAACCAGCATCGTCGGCCTTGTGGCAGTTACCGAGTACTTCGTGCTCACGGTTCCTACCCCGACCTCACTGACGGTTGCCGCGACCCTCGGCGGTACGGTCATCGACATCACGACTGGTGGCACGGCCCTCTCACTGTCCAAGTCTTCGGACCAGCCGACGATCCTGGCCAACGCGACCGTCTCGAACGCGGCTGCAGTGAATGGTGTCGTTCCGCAGCCTGCTGCTCCCTACAGCCCGAAGTTCGCTGCAGGGGATACCGTCAAGATGTCAGTACTCGGATTTGGCACCAGTGCGGCTGACCTCGATGTGACCGTGGAGTACATCACCTACTAAGGACTGCTCAAACAGGGTGAATCCTTAGACTCATGTAGAAGTCCTTCAGGCTCACAGTCTGGGGGACTTCCCCATTACGCTGTTCTAGTAAGACCAAAACACTCGCGCCCTAATCTTGGAGAATGATATGTCCGCTGCTTCAGTTTCCCGAGTTTCCCCCGCCAACATGACCGGCCGCAAGAAGGCCCAGATGGCCGATGACAACGCTGAGGCCATTCGTCAGCGTGAGGGAGAGATTTCCCTTGCTAATGCCGCTGCGGCTGCAGAGAAAGAGGATGGGGTCGTCGACTACACCGAGGCCCCGATGGTTGACACTCCGGTCGTTAACGAGGTCCAGGATGTTGAGGTAGAGGAGCCTGTTCGTGAGTTCAGGGTCAACACCAAGATCGAGAACATGACCATCGGCCATGGGACTAGTTATGACTTCGAAGAGGGTCGCAAGTACCGGGCCCCACACCATGTCTACTCGCGTCTTGATGAACTTGGGTACGTCTGGCACTGAACGAGTTTCCCCGGCTAAGAAAGAGGCTTCCGTGGCTATCACGAAGACCAAGCCCAAGACGGGTGACACGTTCACACTGACAGCACCCGAAGGGCACGGAACTGGTATTGGCGCTGTACTTACAGGCACCGAGGTTTCTATTGACCTCATCCATACCAAGCCGATTCCTGGTGTCGGAGGTAGCGAGGGCATCCTATTCTCATGGGTGCCAGAAGGCTCCGTTAACCCACGCTCCTCGCACCTTCCGCTGGATGACTTTCAGCGGCTGTTCAAGAAGGTTGGTAAGTAAATGCCTGGACTGCCTGATACTTTCGCTGGCATGGTTCTGGACTTCATTACCAACCGTAAGCCTTACGTGTGGACCCCGGCCAGCCTCGGCACGGTCACCGTAGCCATCACCACGGGAGTGCTGACAGTGTCAGCCGCCCATGGGCTTCTCGTAAACGACTTGGTCAAACTGGGTACGATGACAGCCGGGGCCCCCTTGGCTGCGGCCACCACCTACTACGTCCAGTCCGTCCCCACCACGACTACCCTGACCCTGTCAGCCACCCAGGGCGGTACAGCAATTGTCACAACATCGGCTGGGTCCTCAGTCTCGATCACTCCGGTATCAGGTAACACATATACAGGGGATACGTACCTTGCGCTGCTCAGCATAGATCCTGGTGACGACGCGACAATGCTGACCGTAACCGAGATCACAGACGCCGGGTACGCCCGACAACTGGTGTCCTATCTGGCCCCATACCAGAGCCCCCGTGGCACTTCGAACAGTGCCTTGTTCACCTATGGGCCCTTCTCGGCTGGGATGGCCTCAGAGGCCACGCATGCAGCCCTAGTGGAGGCTGCTACAGGCTCTACCGGGAAGGTTCGCTACGTGTGGTCACTGGACGCCGCGCTCCTCGCAGGCGTAGGTGAGAGTATCCAGTTCCCGGCCTCGGTATTGGCGCTGGGCTGGTAAGAAAATGGCTGATGCCACGTCCCTAGTAGCCCGGGTTCGACGCGAACTCGGGGATCGTGGCAAGCCATTTCGTGACACCTTTACGGGCACAGGGGAGGCTGGAGACTATGACCTCACTGAGACCCAAGTCACCGCCGCCACAGTCGACGCAGTAGACAGCAACGGCCTAACCCACCTCGTGGACCAGACCGACTTCGCCGTTGACGCGGTTGAAGGTCGGCTATTTCTGTTCGGATACTACAACCCGCTCCCGGTCGGCACCACCCTCCTCCTCGATGGAAGAACCGCTGGGATGTTCGCGGACGAGGAACTAACCGACTACGTCGAGGATGCCTTCCTGCAGCATGCCAGCGGCCGGACAGTATCTAAGCGCATGCGAACGGTCGAAGGGTTCATCTCCTACGTTGATGTTCCCTTGACAATGGTAGATCTTCCGCCTGTCGAGGAGCAGTTGCTCGTCCTCCTCGTGCAGATCATGTGCCTATGGGCATTGACGACGGACGCGAGCACAGACATTGATATCACGACCGCTGATGGTACCCACATCGCGCGGTCCCAGCGATACCTGCAGATGCGTAACCAGATCGACGTCCTCACCGATAAATACGACACCCTCTGCGCGGCCCTTAACGTGGGTATCCACCGCATTGAGATGTCCACCCTTCGGCGGGTCTCTCGCACCACTGGCCGGTTGGTCCCGATCTACAAGGAGCGCGAGTTCGACGACTACACGCTTCCGCAGCGCCTGCTTCCTCCGATTGATGAGCGCAATGCTGATGAGAGTGGCATTCCCAGCCCTGCCTGGGCCGGGTACTACTGATGGCTGCCTCAGACAGCCTTAGCCCGCAGCAGTTCCCCCGCGCTAAGTTGTACGACGTCTACAGCCATGAGTATGGCGCCCATGTGTCGGACCTAGTCGGCTCTAAGGAACTTCAGTCGATGACCGATGACATCCGCGAGAATGGTGTCAAGGAGCCTATCCATCTTCATGAGAATGATCTGGGCTGGAACCCGCTGAGCGAGGACTGGAGGAAAGCCTATTCGATGCAGGACGGTCATCATCGAGTGGTGTCTGCGATTGCTGCGCGTGTTCCCACCGTCCCTGTGATCATTCACCGAAGGTCAAGTGATTCTGATGGCTAGGCTTGACTGGAAACGTGGAAGATTCAGCCCAGACCAAGAAGTCAACGAGATCGAAGAGGGTTTTCGCGGATACACGCAGGGCTATGGCGACCACATCGAGTACTTCCGATTCATGCGTGAGTCTTCGACGGTGCATGATATCTATGACGAGGGCACTGAGGGTGGCCGCGTCTACAATGGCCCGATTGATCTTCCTTGCCTGCAGGTTATCCACGAGGAGGCCGGTAACGAGGACAACGACACCGGCTTCTACTACAACGACGACCTGCACGTTACGTTGGGTTTCAAGGAGTATGCGAGGGCAGGGTTCCCACACCCAGATTTGGCCACGGCTGACTACCTTCTGGACCGGATCGTTTATGACAACAAAGTCTTCCGTGTCATGAAGATCAATGTCCTCGGGCAGATTCAGAGGAGAGACATCGTCGTCTCAATCGAGGCCACACAGGTGAAGCCGGATGAGTTGGTCAATGACGCACAGTTCGCGAAGTACTGCGACTAACGTCTTCCACCTCATTGCCGAGACAATAGTATGAGCAAATACTTGCTCATACTAAAGGACTGGTGTAGTGGCAAGACCTCGGAGGTTCACAGACGTCAAAGTCTGTAACGTATGCAAGATCGAGAAACCCCTAGAAGAGTTTACAATGCGGCTACGCCATGAGCGGGGGAAGACCTACGGACCCTTCCCGATGTGGGCGTGCAAGAAGTGCGTTGCGCTTAGAAGCAGAGCAAGGTACATCCGTACAGGTGGTGACCCAGATGGGCAGCGCCGTAGCCACCTAAAAGCAAGATTTGGTTTGACTGAAGAGGACTACGCCGAGTTGCTGGCTTCCCAAGGAGGCTGTTGTGCTATATGCGGACATCCGGAGAGCAGGAGCACGAAACGACTGTCCGTGGATCATTGTCATGCGTCAGGTAAGGTGCGCTCTCTTCTCTGCGCAAACTGCAATACCGGGATAGGCCTTCTGGGAGACTCCTCCGAAGTACTTCGGCGCGCTGCCGATTACCTTGACCTTCATCTCTCCCCGTAAACTGAGAATGCGAACAACCCCAGCGCTTTTACATCTGCCCATACGGTCTCGATCAGTGAGGTGAACCATGCCCGCAAAACGGCGTGACATTGCAGCGGAATCCGCTGCCAGCGTGGCCTCCCTGCAAGAGTTCGTAAAGGGCTTCCAGGCCCAGCAAGCGAAGTACCTAGCCATAACCGCCTCACCAGCGATAGTCTCCGCCGCGCTGCGGCGCCTTGGCCGTAAAGGTCGACGCGGATGACCTGGATTCTCAATGAGGATGCCGCGCTCAAGGCCAAGTTGACTGGCCTCAGTGTATCCGATACCAACGCCGGAGCCGGGGCCCGACCTGTCCTGTGCCGCTACCGCATGCCTGAGGCAGAGTTCGCCAACATGACGTTTCCGCTGATCGTCATCGCGCACCAGAGCATCCTCAAGGACGACGAGAGGGAGCACCGGGGGAAGACTCGTCTTCTGTACACCCCGGAGTCTGAGGGCGCATGGAATTCACTGGTGGAGGACTACAGCACATCCCCGTACAACGTTGAGTTCCCAGTCCCATACAACATCAACTACGAGGTCACCGTCTACTCCCGCAAGGAGCAGCATAACGTTGAACTCGTTGCGCAGTTGGCTCAACAGGAACTCCTTCCCGCGCGCTTCGGCTATCTGGAAATTCCGGAAGACGGAACGGTCCGCAGCCTCTTCCTTGAGGGTGGCCCGGAGTTCGAGTCCGCAAAAGACAATGATGGAAAGAGAGTCTTCAGGACTCACTATGTCATTCGCGTCGCTACCGAAATTCCCCCGACCATTGCTGCCATAGCATCGGCCACAGAAATTGACATCGCCGTCGGTGTCGAAGATTCGCATCTCGTTGAAAACCTCGTAGTCCATTAGCACTACCCTTCGAAGCAATTACCTGCATCCCAAGGAAGCACATAACTAACCAAGGAGTAACCCATGGTCTACAAGCGCCCAGGCGTCTATATCAATGAGACGCTCACCCCCCTCCAGCCGAGCGTTGACACGTCCGGTAGTGCCACTGCGGCATTCGTCGGTACCACCAAGCAGGGTGGCCCAATCCTTCCGACCTTCGTGACCTCCTGGTCACAGTACATGTCCAAGTTCGGTGGCTTCGGTGACGGCAGTGACCTCCTGCCTTACAGCGTTTACGAGTACTTCAACAACGGGGGCGGCGGGTGCTTCATTGTTCGTGCTGTCAACTCCTCCGCTGTGGCCGCAAACAAGACCTTCACGGACTCCACACCGGTCACCCCTGTTGACGTCCTGAAGGTCACCGCCGTCGCTTCCGGTTTGTGGGGTAACTCGATTTCGGTTGACCTCGTGGCTTCGGCTACCCGCTTCGATCTGGTCATCACGAAGGGGAGCACCGTTGAGCGCTTCAATGACCTGTCTCTGGACCCCGCTGACAGCCGGAGCGCCCTCAACGTGGTCAACTCCCCGGTATCCGGCTCTGCGCTTGTTGTGCTGGCCTACATGGGGCCCAGCCCGTACACCTCAGTGAACGCCCCGACAGTGCAGGTCGCCCAGTCGTTGGCCAGTGGCACGGAAGGTACAGGCTCACCAGACCTTTCCGCCGCCGCCCAGACCCTGGATAGCATCATCACTCCTCTGGATGTCAACCTTCCCGGGATCCTCTTGAACACGACGATCAACGCGCTCGTCACATGGGCGGAGACACAGGGGAATGTGTTCCTCGTTGTCGATGGCGTACAGGGTGCAGATGCGGATACCGCAGCGGCGAATGCTACCGCCCAGGGCGCGCTTCTCTCTGGCGGTTCGGCCCTAACGGCGTCCTCTACGGTGGCACTTTATGCGCCGTGGGTTATCGCTGATGACCCCAGCAACGCAGTACCTGGGGCATCGCGCGCGCTTCCTCCCGGGGGCTTCGTCCTAGGACAGTATGCCCGTTCGGATACGGTCAAGGGCGTTCAGAAGGCACCTGCAGGTACCTCTACCACGCTGCGTGGGGCCCTTGCTCCCAGGTTCCGCTATTCCACGACTGACCTGGATACTTTGAACCCCCTTGGCGTCAACGTCATTCGCACAACCCCAGGCGCTGGTCTGTGCATCTGGGGAGCGAGGACGGTCAAACAAGGTATGCCTGATCGGTACATCTCGGTTCGGCGAACGCTGATCTATATGAAGTACGCCCTTACCGAACTTTCTCGCCCAGCCCTCTTCGAGGAGAATGACTCCGACCTCTGGGACTACCTGACCCAGGTGATCTCGCAGTTCCTGCAGACCCAGTGGCAGGTAGGGGCGATCAAGGGTTCCTCTCCGTCGGAGGCGTTCTACATCAAGTGCGACGCTGAGAATAACCCCCCGTCGACTGCGAACGCAGGGGTGGTTAACATCGAGATCGGCTTGGCTCTGGCAGCCCCCGCCGAGTTCATTGTCATCAACATCGGCCAGAGCCTCACCGGCTCACAGGCTGTCTAAGGGCTGAGGAGAAACCCCATGGCATCAACAAGCAGCATCGGGCACATCGCTACTGACCCGCTCAGGAACTTCAAGTTCAACGTCGATATCAACCACCCGAACAGGCTTCTGGGTGGTATCAAGATGGGGTTCATGTCTGTCTCCGGTCTGAATATCACGACGGAAGTGATCCCGTATCGTGAGGGTGGCATGAACACCACCACGCAGAAGATGCCGGGCCAGTCTGACTTCGCCCCAATCACCCTCTCAAAGGGCGTTATTGTGGGTGATGCGAGGATGCTCGACTGGATGCGGCAGTTGTTCACCGTCCAGCAGGGCACCGGTATCAACACTGCGGGTATGGACTTCCGTGCCAACCTCCTGATCAAGGTTATGGACCACCCCGTAACCAAGGGCCCCGTTCCGGTGAAGGCCGCATTCAAGGTCTACAACGCATGGCCCACCGCCATCGCATTCTCGGATCTCGATGCTGGCGCTAACGCGATCATGGTCCAGCAGATGACACTCGCTCATGAGGGCTTCGACTACAAGTTGGCTGCCTCGATCGGGTTGTCTGAGGCCGTATTCACTTCGTAGAACCCACTCGAAACCTAATCAGGAGAATAACCCGTGGCTGACAAAGAGTTCATCGATCCACTGAGTAACCCCAGTGTGGCCAATGCTGATATCGCGGCTCTTATCAAGAGTGCCTCAACGGCTGGTCCTAAGCCTGTGGTAACACTTCCGGCAGACCCGTTCACCCGGCTACCAGGAGGGCTGGTTATGGGTCTGGATCTCGAAGACGTAAAGTACGAGGCTGAGGTTCAGGAACTGAACGGTATGCACGAGGAGCAGATCACTAAGGCTCGTCAGTCGGGCCGGATGGATAAGTTCTACAATGCGATTCTTGCGTGTGGAACCGTCTCCATTGGGGACGTTCCTGCCAGCAAGGAAATGCTGAGTTCTCTGTTGATCGGGGATGCGGACTATCTTCTCCGTGAAATCCGCCGAGCCACCTATGGTGCTGAGATTGAGTTCAACGATCTTGTCTGCCCCAACTGCAATGAGCAGTACAACCTCACGCTGACAGTGGATGATATCCCGATTCGCACACTCAAGGCGTCCAGTGATCGCACCTTCGAGGTCTCCCTTCGAAAGGGTAAGTCCGCCATTGTTCGTCTCCCCGTCGGGAGAGACAGGGATACCCTAGCGTCCGTAGACCTGAACCCGGCCGAACAGAACACGCTTCTGCTGTCCCTATGTGTCATCAGCATTACTGACGCCAAGGGTGAGGTTGATATCGTGGCCAACCAGACCGGCCCGGTAAAGGCCCTCTCCATCCCGGATCGGGCGAAGTTGCTTAGTGAGATCACGGATCGTCAGCCTGGACCGCAGTTTGATGACATTACCTACACGCACGACGCGTGTGAGCAGGAGGTCCATTTCGCTTTGTCGATCGGGGATTTGTTTCTCGGTCTGTAATCTTCACGACACATATTTCGAATTCGAACAAATAGTCGCAGCAAACCCGGCTTTGAGCCTCAGTGAGATACGCCGGTTGACAGTAAGAGACCGCAGGCACTGGTTCTCCTGGTTCAAATGGCAGTCCGCACGAGCATCTGAGGTGATAAGCAGTGGCTAACGAAGAGAGCACCATCGGAGGGACCGGGACGCTCCTCGGTACGGCAACGCTTCAGCGCTCGCTGGATAGCCTGAACAAGAGTGTCCAGGAACTCAGAACCGCCTACTCGCAGGGGCGAAGCAGTGGGGGCTTTGGGGCCTCCGCTAAGAGCGCGGCTGGATGGATTGCCAAAGACTGGAACTCTGGGAGTAACAAGCCTACTGTGGACAATGGTGGCGGGTCTACTCCTGGGAAGCCCCCTGCTCCTCAGCGCAGAGGCAAGGCTTGGGACGACGAACTCATTGGAGGTGGCTCTGGGGGCCGCTCCGGGGGCACTGGAGACTCCGAAAAGGGAAATGGGGGGCATTCCCTCACGCGCTCCATTGCGGGCACTGTAGGGTACGTAGCATCCGCTGGGATCGCCCAGATGGACAACCGCGTTACCATGAACACCGCGACGTCCATGCTCAACCGGACCGCAGTCAACGGCAGTGGCGCTCGATCAATGTTCCAGAACAACTACACCTCCATGGGTGTTGCCGATACGGCAGCGGCGCAGATGACCGTGCAGAGGATGGGCCTCGCCGTTGGAACAAGTGGCTACAACACCGCCTCGAACTACAACCGGATTTCCGGTCTGATAGACCCCACCCTTTCTCAGGCGTCGGCTGCCGGGGCCATGTCGCAGATGCAGACTGGGACCACATTCAACACTCTGCGCATGTTCGGTATCTCCACGATCGGTAAAGGGGGGGCAGTAGTAACCCCACGAGATCTTGCACACCAGTTTGTTACCAAAGCCATTAACAAAGCCAAGTTTGCTGGTACCCCGGAAGCCGTCGAGCGGTCCACCGGGCAGGCGAGCCAAATTGGGCAGTCTCTGAGCCGCATGGTGCGTGAGGGGATGATTGACGAGAACCTGAGATCCCAGACACTCGCGGGGATAAAGGCTGAACTAAACGCAGGTATAAAGGGCAAGTCCTATGACCAGTACACGTCCATCCTTGACAAGTATGCGAACAAGACGCCGACCGGAAAGGTGGCTACCACTGAACTGGCATCAATTGGCCTGACACCCACCGACTTGGCCAATCAGAAGGCAATGGCCGCTCAGAAGGTAAACCAGTTGGACGCCAACAACGACGCATTCAGCGCGGGACTTAGTGGTGCTACGGGTCTGCTTGACAAATTCTCCAAAGCGCTGACGGCAGTCCTGAAGACCGGCCTAGGTTCAGGTCTCGGAGCCTCTCAGGGGTTCCTGGGAGGACTCGCACCAACCGCAGGGAACATAGGTGCTGGAGCAGAGGCAATGGGCGGAATGTTCCTCGCGAAGGCGGGTGCGAAGGCGCTGTTCACAAGTGCAGGCCGAGAATCTGTCAAGGCAGTAATGAAGGCTGCTCCAGGAGTGGTAGGCCGCGTGACTGGTGAGGGTGCAGGGGCTGTAGGAACCGGGGTGAAGGTGGCAGCGGGAGCGGCTAAGTACGCCAAGTTCCTGAGGTTTTCACCGCTTATCGGCCTCGGCGAGGGTGGTATCCAGCCCTCCAATGACGCTTTCAATGGGAAGAACTGGGTGGATGGGCAGTCAGGTGGTGCGGCTGCCGGACAGGACCGTGCTGGTGGTGCTTCCGCTAAGGCAACCGGAACTGTCGGCGCGGGTAAGACGGCTTCGAATGTCATAGCCATCGCCAAAAAGTACCTAGGGATCCCCTACCACTACGGGGGCACATCCCCTCAGCAGGGCTTCGACTGCTCCGGGCTGATGCAGTACGTTTTCAGGCAGGTGGGGGTCAACCTGCCACGGACCTCTCAGGCGCAGCAGACATCCGGTAAGCCCGTGAACAAGAAGGACGCCCAGCCGGGTGACCTCGTCTTCTTCGGTGGAAACGCGAAGAGCGGTGGGGCTCACCACGTTGCCATGCTGGTTTCCTCCAGCCAGATCATTGAGGCTGCACATACAGGAACCAACGTCCGGATCCGCTCGGTCAGCATGAACGAGATCTCCACGGTTGGGCGCTTCCTCGGCTCAATGGGGAGTATGTCGACGGACGCCGTGGCCAACACGGATGGCGCAAGTTCCAAAACGGGGAGCGGCTCTAGCGCGGGTACCTCGTTCGCGTCCTCCTTCTTTGGTAACGCGCTCAATGAGATGGACACCCTTGGTGGTGCGCTCGGGTCATTCCTCGGAGTTACCTCGCCATCTGGAAGTGGCAAAGGAAATGGGGCAACCAAGGCCGCAGCCGGAACGGGCGGAACCAGCACCGCTCCTTCGGGATCGATTAAGGACACGCTCTCTAAGGCGGGCTTCTCTGGTAGTTCACTGAACATGGCCTATGCCATTATGATGGCTGAGTCTCAGGGTAATGCCAGGGCCCACAATGGAAATGCGGCTACGGGTGACAACTCCTATGGCTGGTTCCAGATCAACATGCTGGGTAAGATGGGGCCAGAGCGTCTTAAGCAGTACCACCTATCAAGCAATGAAGACCTGTTCAACACGGCCACCAACTCCCGCGTGGCTTACGAGATGTCAGGTGGCGGAAAGAACTGGTCTGATTGGTCAACATACAAGAATGGTGAATACAAGAAGTACCTGGGGGGTGCCCAAAAGGGCTATGCCAGTGGCTCAACAAACATCGATGTAGATCAAGACGCGCGAGTTCACAAGGGTGAGATGATCGTGCCGACCCAGCAAGCGGAGGCCATTCGTCAGGCCCTTGCTGGGAATAACCCAATGTCTGCAGTTACAGGTTTGGGTGGCAAAGGCGTGATGATCACTTTCGAAAAAGAATCTATCAAGATCATTCTAGGAACAGGGGCGACGACGGCCGTGGGTACCCAGGTTGGTCGGCAGATCGTGGACACGATCGTGAATGATAAACGTCTTGCCGACATCGCGAAGGGTGTGTCGTAATGCCCACAGATGGCGTTGCTTACGTAGAGAACCCGCCTTTCGACCCTAGGATCAGGGCTATCCCGGGGGTCGCTATAAATAACCCTTTGGCCGAGGGTGGTAACACACTATTCCGAGGGAGAATAGAGGCCAAGGAGAAGGTCAATGGTTATTATCGCCGGTTGAACTTTTTGTACAACCCCTCGGGAATTCAGTGGAATGGAAGCGTACTTACTGACACTATTGGTGACACGCAGGTGCAGAGTGCACTGGACGCCAGCATCTGGATGATGCCTATGTCGCAGACTGTTTCGTTCAGCCTTCTATTCGACCGTACCTATGAGACGTGGGTGTACAACTCGCAGGTAGAGACGAGTCGTCTGGGTGTGATAGCCGATATAAAGCACTTCTACGCTATGTTGGGGATTCTTGGGGATGCTAGCGCGTTCGCACCAGCGGGGAATACCACAGGGGCAGCCATCGCGGCAGACCCATTTACCAAGGCATTGGCTGCAGGGCTGTCCCCGGCGGTAGACGTGAGCCTCATCGACGATGCATCACCAACCTCATTCATGCAGTACGTCCCAGTTCGTGTTATCTTCGGAAAACACTTGTCATATCATGGGGTGATCTCCACGGCGAATGTGTCGTACACGCACTTCACGCAAAGGATGATTCCTAACCGTTGCTCCTTGGAGATAGGGATGCAGTTGTTCCCGGTAACCAATGCGGAGGTTGTGGCCGGTACGGGTGTGGCTGACGCCGGGTACTCGGCAAGCAATGTGGGGAGGGGTGGCCGATGATAGGCAGCCGATCTCGCTACAGCGGTTCTAAGACCACGATAGTCAATGGGCCTAGTGGTGCCCGGATGACCGTCGTTCCGAGCCGACAGACCCCCTGGGGCTTCTCCTTCACCTACTACAGCATGAAGGACGGGGACAGGCTCGACCTTCTTGCCACAGATCTGTATGGAGATGGGTCACTGTGGTGGAAGATCGCGGACGCGAATCCTGAGATCCTTGACTGGACCGAGATTCCTATTGGCACGATTCTGAGACTCCCCAGTGGCTGACTCCTATCTGTACCTCACCATTGGCGGTGAAGTCCAGAAGGCTGCCATAAGCCGGTGTGAAATCCGTAAGGCCTTTGGGGTTCACAGCCTTGCCATTGTTGACCTACAGGTCGGCGGTGTATTCGGATCAGGTACGGGAACACCGGTTTGGCCGGAATGGGCCCCTGCCCAGGTTGACTTCGGCCGTCGGTTTGACTCCGTAGTTCCGTGGTACGGTTACGTCCACCACCATTCCGTGATTGCAAATACGGCGGGGACCAAGGGGACGATCCTTCGATACGTCCTCATTGGGACATCTGGGCCAATGAATGAGGAGCAGACTAGGTCCTGGCGCAGCATATCTGCCTCGGCCTTGGCCCGTCAGGTCTTCAGAGAGCACGGCCTGCGTACCATCACCTCGGTTCATCCGAGAGTCCTCCCTTACTGGGCGCAGCCAGGGATCAGCGACTTCTCCCTGTTGCAGGGGCTCGCACTGGAGACAGGGTACCGCCTCTTCGTTGATGGGCCAACGGGATCCTTCTTCAACCCGCGCACCCTGCTGAGCAGCCCGCTCTCACGTGGGGTCCCCACCTACCGGCAAGACCGTGGCCGCAACGCCGTATCGACGCTCCTGAACTTCGAAGTCCTGGGGGGGCATATGGTGCCCCGGGATACCGGCCAGACTAAGCAGGCCGTGGTATTCGGGGTAGACAAGAGGTCCGCCCGGACGCTGCATGCAACTGGAACTGCGGCCGAAGGAGTACTACATCAGGTGCTAAGCACAAAGGCGGTGGACGACTTCTCTGTGGCCCAGTCTCTGGCTGACGCGAAGATGCTGGCGACACAGGGATGGCTCACGGCCCGGGCAGATATCAACGGTAATGCGGCGCTAAATCCCGGGGACCTCATCGAAGTTACTGGTTCCGCTATTGCAACGGACAACGTGGGGCTCTGGCTTACTAGGGGAGTAACTCACCTGTTCGATATCTACGCCCAGCGAACTAAGGATATGTTCACGACGACGCTTGATCTGGAGCGTGATCAGGTCTACTCAGCAACCTTCGACAGGACGGCTTCGCTTACTAACACCAGTGATGCCACCTACGCAACGATGAGGGGTAACCAAGTCTGGGTTTCTCAGTTGATGGAGGATATCCGTGTCAGGTAGTCAAATCTTTGGAATGTACAAGGCTACGGTCAAGCGGAACAATGACCCTATGTCCGCCCAGAGGCTGATACTTCGTATACCTCAGGTTTTGGGTGAGGCGGACAGCGAATGGGCTGAGACTTCAGACCCTACCAGCAGTGTTCCGGGGCTCGGGGACATTATCTGGGTCCAGTTCTCTGGTGGGGATGTAACGAAGCCTGTCTACATCGCCAATGGAATGAGCGCTCTAAACGTATTAATTGATAGAAAGATAACCTACTCCAACGATCCCCCTGGTTCCACGCCAAACTCAGTAGGGGATGTTTGGTGGCAAAGGAGCGATACTGGAACTCTCATTGGCCAGTGGGAGGGTATGGGTGGAACGACATGGGTGCCCCGTCAGTTATCCCACGAGGTTATCGCCTCTATTGATGCCGAAACCATAACGGTAAACCAACTTGTTGCTGACCAGATCCACGCTAATGCAATAACAGGTGAGAAGATCATCGCGGGTGCCATTGACGGAAAGACTATCACCGGGGCCCTGATCCAAACCTCTGCCTTGGCTAATAGAGGCGTAAAGTCGGAAGACTCTGGAATCAAGGCTTGGAGCCCTTCCGGAACCCAAACTTTTCATCTTGATGCCGCTACCGGAGACACCACCATCGGGGGAAATGCTGCGATCACCGGAACCCTGTCCCTACCTGCCGGGATCATCAACAATGCCGCACTGACGAACCAAATTATCCCTGGCATCGTCAATTTTACGGATACAGCCTTCTCGATAGATCTGGCCTGGGCGAACGTGGCCACCACCACAATTACTGTCCCGCCGGGGTGCAACGAACTGCTCGCGACGTGCTCTGCTGAGGTCTATGGTGTCAACCCCAACACCTCAGGAGGAAGCGATGGAACCGGTACAGACCTGCTAAGCGTGCGTGTCGCCCTTATAGGGCAGACATCGGCATCATATGGGCTGGGACTGTCCGGCTCCAACGGGTACACCACCTCATACTCGGCCGGATCATTCCACTTTACTGGCCTCACCCCAGGTGCCGTCTGGGCTATCGCTGCACAGGCGCATTCGCTCTTTCAGGACTTCGGCCCGTACTCAGTAAACAAGGCGACCATAACCGCGACGCTGATGTGGCTGCGCTGACCTTATGGCTTCGGCGCGGGGGCAGGGTGGGGGGCTGGCGTGGAAGGAGCCCCGCCACCAAAGACGCCATTGGGGGCGGTCCCCGGGCCATCGCTCAGGTTGGGTGGCTGCCCCGGGGACTGCACCGGGGGCGTCCATGAAGGCACTGCGGGTGCTGCGGCCTTGGGAGTTACGACTTTGGGCACGATGGCCACCGTTCTCTTGGGGGAGGCCACACGTGTGGCTACCCGAGTTGATGCTACCGGGGCAGGTGCTGCGGTCGTTGGGGCCACAGTCGGAGTGAACTGCTTTGGGCTTAGCACGGATGAGCCTCCCCTGACGGTCTGCACCATTTGAACCTCATGGGTCGGCGGGGGCTGGGATGCGACCACTGTCGCAGTACCACCAACCGCAGCCAGACCAGCCAGCACCGAACCTACAACCGCTCGTCGAGCACCCATTCCCACTCCTCTGTTACTAGCCCCGCAACCTTGCGAGCATGCACGTCAGTCAGTGTCTCGCTATGCGCGTGGTTTGTCAATAGACCAAGCGTACTCCTGGAGGGTACAACCAGTCCAATAAACTACGGCCTGTCTGAGAGAATTACACTATGCCTACTGAACTGCTTCATCCATTCGCGCTCGGCCCTGGTGGGTCCGTCGCTGTCACAGCCGACCCGGATAAGCAGATCAGTCAACATGTGCGAGCGCTGATAAGCACCGAGCCAGGGGAGCGGGTCGTACTCTCTGACTACGGGGTTCCCACGCAGGAGATGCTCTTCGCTCCCGATGACGAGTTGGTCGCTGAGAGTATTGCTACCCGGGCCAAAGAAGCGCTTGGGAAATATGAGCCGGGTGTCGTCCTCCAGAGGGTTGTCCCTGTCGTGCATCCTGAAGGGTCTGGGGTCTCAGAGATCGCCGTTGATTATGTCCGCAGGGAGAGTGCGTCTACTGCATCATCCTTGTCAAAGAACACCAACACGGCCGTCATCTCGGTGGGGGGTACTGTGAGTGAGGTTATACGCGGATGAGCGTTCCGGCTATTGACTACACGTCCAAGGACTTTGAGGGGTTCAAGACCTCCCTGCTTGACTATGCCAGCAGGCAGTTCCCTGAATGGCAGAGCCGCTCCGAAGGGGACTTCGGTGTTGTCCTTGTGGAGTTACTCTCCTACATGGGTGATATTCTGTCCTACTACGGCGACCGCCTGCAGGCGGAGGCTTACCTGTCCACAGCCACCCAACGCCTAAGTATCCTGCAGATTGCAGAACTACTCGGGTATGTTCCCTCCAGTGCTATTCCCGCTGTCGGTACTGTGACCTTCATCTCCGCCAACCCGGGCCCGTCGACCGTCGTGATCCCCGCCAGAACAGCGGTTGTCACTGGATACATCGAAAGCCTCGATGACTCTATCGTCTATGAGACGGACACGGAGGCCTCCATCACGGTGGTTGGGGGCGAGGTGACCGTCCCCGTCACACAGGGCCAGACAAGTTCGATGGTACTACTGGGGGCCTCTAATGGTCTTTCCTCACAGCAGTATCGCATCCCCAATCAGCCAGTAATCGAGGGCTCGGTACACCTCTTCATCTCAACGGGGTATGACTCCACAGGAGAAACTACCGAAGAGTGGACCCAGATACTTTACTTGGTCGATGGCGATTCCAATGACAAAGTATTCTCCACTTTCAATGATGAGGCCGGTGCGACGTGGGTATCCTTTGGGGATAACCTAAACGGCGCAATACCCAACAATCAATTGAATATCTATGCCACGTACCGTATTGGTGGTGGTGTGGTAGGGAACATCGGAGCAAATCAGGTAATCAACATCGCTGATCCTTCGGTATCCGGAGTAAGCATCTCCCTGGATAGTGTGGGAGCGAGCAAGTCTAGTGCCATGACCGGTGGTACAGATCCGGAGAGTACCGACCAGATCCGCGCCAATGCGCCGCGCGCGTTCCGGACGCAGAATAGGGCCGTGACCCTGCAGGACTTCATTGACGCCACCATTGCAGTGCCAGGAGTCATGCGGGCCAATGCGGTCGCTGGGTCCTTCACCTCGGTAACAGTCTTTGTCGTCGGAGCCAACGGGGCTGCGCCCAATGCACTCTTGGTATCTAACGTCCAGAAGGTGCTGGCGGGGAAGGCTTTGGCTGGCTGCTCTATCTCTGTTGCGAGTCCAGCCTTCATCAGTGTGAATGTTGGATCGGTAGCGACCCCGATTGTTGTTCAAGTATACGGACGGTACAACCAGGCAGCAGTCAAATACAGCGTAGAGCAGGCAATACGCACAATGATGGGTCTCTCTAGCGTCGACTTTGGGATGCGCCTTACCGTCTCGGACTTCTACGCCACCATCATGAGTGTGGCGGGAGTTCAGTATGTCACTATTCCCATTGTCGTACGATCTGACTCAGCGCAGTATGGAACAGCCGACATGGTCTTCCGTGATTGGGAACTCCCCGTGCTTGGTAATCTCGTTGTAACTGCCTCTGGAGGGGTCTCCTAATGTCCGCATCGTACCCAAGAGCGATCAAGGTTTTCACGGCAAAGCATGACTACACCGACGATGTCATGGCTGCCCACGTCAATGACCTTCAGGATGAGGTAGTGGCCCTGGAGACTATTCTCGGGGTAAACCCGAACCTGCTGGACAGCGACGATCTTGAACCAATGGCTAGTCTTGCTGCTCGTCTATCCGCATTGGAGAGTGGAAGGACAATTCCTGCTTTCGACATGTGGGAAAACACCATACAGTCAGTGGCGAAGGATGTCGTCCAGTATGTCCCATTCCCCACCCCGCTTCCGAACAACGACCCATTCCACTGGTACAACGGGGTCAACGGGTTCCGTGTAAACAAAACGGGTTGGTACCACATCAATGGGTACACGATCTGGCGAGCAAATGGTGATGATGGCTTTCGTCGACTCGGGATCTATGCGAACACTAGGCTACTGGCTTCCTCCGATTTCCAAGGGACGCTTACCTATACCTTTGAAGCGAGCGTCTGTTCGATTGGTGTACTAACCGCTGGAACGCAGGTAAGGCTGGGGGCCTACCGAACCTCCTCGGCAGCACAGACGACGGGTGGCTCTAGGATTAGCGGCGTGTTCCTCCGGGGGATTTAACCCGTGGCAATCTACGCGTACACCCGATACGGGACGGAGAAGTATGGGCCAGTTGTCATTGACTGGTCCCTCTATGGTGCCACGGGGGACAGCCTCCCACTAACATCGAAGTTCATCGACTTCAAAGTCGACCCGATTATCGCCGAGCCCATTGGCTATGACCTCATCTCACTCACGTGGCAGAGCCCCAGCGGGGTATGGACGGGGCTCCGAGTCCTTAAGAACTTCACGGGGTACTCCGTCAATGAGACCGACGGGGAGATCCTGCTGGATGTGACGGCACCGGACCATAGCCTCATGGACGCGGGAGTGCGCGCAGGGGCTTGGCACTACTACACCCTCTTCGTGAAGTCAGAGGGGGTATGGCAGCGAGCCGGGGGTGCCTCAACTCTGATGGTGGTCGACCACGGGTACGGCCAGAGGCTCTTCGACCTCCTCCCAATCCACCACCAGTCCAGTGGTACGGACGCCAACGACAGCCCGATCGAGAACGAGACGCTCAAGAAGTTTCTCAGCATCCTCGGGTGGGGGCTCGACTCTGTCAAGACGAGCCTCGACTCACTCCAGTTTCTGAATGACCCGAAGAAGAGCCACGTCAGTGACCTCGCACGGTTGGCTGATCAACTTGGTATCACCTATGAGTCCTCAGCCCCCAGTGGGCTCTTCCGGCAGCGCGTAGGCAGCGCGGCTGTCCTCGGCCGGGAGAAGGGCACGCTGGAGCAACTACAGTCACTGATCTCCATGACGACATCTCTGGATGTCGCGTTGTCCCTAGGCCCCAACCTCATGGTCAACGATGACGCCGCGTCATTTGCCCACCCGACCTACCCGCTGTACACCACCTTCCGCAACTACGTGGCTGGGGAGCGAATCAGGTTCAACGGGTACGTCTACCAATGCAATACCGGGGGGGCTTACGGACAGGAACAGGCACCCTCCGGGACGCAGGCGAGCAACAGCCGGTGGACCAACCTAGCGGGCACCTCAGATGTGACACTCGTCGACACTGACGGGGCCATTGCTGGATGGGAGGGGCAGGCCTACTCAGGTGGGGAGTACCCAACCTTGACATTGGCCTTGGGGGTTCAGTCAGTCCTAGATGCTGCTGACCTGACGGCCAATGCACTGAAGGTCTCCAATGACAACGGTTTTACCGCTGACCTTGGTGCGCGCTCTATCGCTAGGCGGGGCGGGGAAGTAACTCTTGACCGGGGTCAGGTATTCAAGTTTGGCACACCGATCCCCCTTCCACTGCCCTATCTAGCGACGGATACCTACCAGAGGGGCACTCTCGTCAACTTCGAGGGTAGGGTCTACCGGGCCACGCACGAAGTCTCGGGAACCCCACCAGATGGTGGGCTTACCGATGACGCCTACTGGGAGATCATAGGACTGGATGACCGGCCCAACCTTGCCTTATCCTTGTACGCCAAAGCAGGTGAGGGCTTTGTCATTCCGGCCTACCCGGTCATCGAGTTCTTCGATGAGTTGGGCGCGTTAGTAGGCACGGTGGACACTGAGAATGAGGCTACCATCGGCTCTACGTTCGATTCGTTCGGTAACCGCTACGGAACTCTAGTGGGCCATACGATGGACACAGGATCGGCGACGTGGACGGTGCAGAGCGGGACATGGGTGGTCTCCGATCTAGACGGTGGCGTGCTCTGGCCCAGCGGTACCGGGCTGGCCACTATTCCGGGATCCGCAGACGGGAATGTGTCCGCCACCTTCAATGCGGAAGCAGCGGGGGTCAACAAGCAGTTCGTCGTATTCCGAGGCGCTAGTGCTACTTCGTTCTTGCTGGCCACGATGGAGGGCTTGTACTCACATACTGCTGGAGCATATGTGATGCTGGGTGCATACTCCACGCCGTTCCTCCCGCAGGACCGAATTACGGTAAACTTTGTGGGTACCGCAATTACGGTAAGCAGAAATGGTACCCCGGTCTTGAGTGTTGCCTCCAACTTAAACCAGACGGCCACTCTCCATGGGCTGGGTGTTGCTCCCTACTGGTCTTCGCCCTACTCCGATGTCTACACACTTCTCTACTAGTAAAGGGGCCTCCGCATGGCACTAACAGGTACCCACGTCGAGGGCGACCCTGGAATGACGGATGATGACAACCTTCGCGACATTGCCATCTCCGCTACAACAATCAGGCTCCGCGACCTGTTCGTCAACGTCCTAGGCGAGGGTGTCATGGGCGACTGCAGTGGCACCGCTGGCAACGGCACCGACGACACCGCCGCGATCAACGCAGCGATCACAGCCAACCCCGGCAAGGTGCTCCTGTTCCCCGCAGGGCGCACGTACCGGATCGTCACAGGGCAACTCTTCGACAACGACCACTCTGGCGGGATCAAACTCAATCAGGCCGGGACCGTCCTGTCCTGTTATGGGGCCACGTTCGTCATGGACACCTCCACCTACCAGCACTACCAGATGGTTGACGTGACCGCCGCCGACTGCTCAATCCTCGGTGGGCGGTTCGTGGGCGATGTCGTGGCCCATACCGGCACCGCAGGCGAATGGGGCTACGCCATCTCCGTGGGTGCTGGTAGTCACCGCTTCCGCGCCAAGGGCGTGTATGCAACCAAGTGCTGGGGTGACGGATTCTTCGTCTTCGAACGCCCCACCGACGTGGTCTTCGAGTCCTGCGTCAGCGACGACAACCGCCGTCAGGGGATCTCGATCATCGACGCGATCAGGCCCCGGATCGAGGGCGGCGCGTACATCAACACTGGACTTACCAAGTACATGGCACCGGGGGCAGGTATCGACCTAGAACCTGACGCGGGTTCGAGCCGCGATGTCGTAGACGCCCTCATTAGCGGTGTCATGCTGTCAGGCAATGCGGGCGCAGGAATCCTGACCACGGGTGGAGTTGGACGTATTTGCACCGCCCAGGTTGTGGGGTGTGAGGCTTCAGGAAATACCCTCTACGGGTTTGAGTCGTCGGGGTACGCAGTAACGACCTTCACCGGTTGCAGGGCGAATGACAACGCTGAGGGTGGCTTCGGTATTACTTATGCGACGGTTGCGGGGACGACGTTCAACGCCTGTACTGCCCAAAGCAACAAGTTCGGTTTCGTGGATGGCGGGACGCGCAGCAACTTCTCGGCGTGCGTTGCCGTGGACAATCTGAACGCCGGAATCCGACTCACCGGGGATAGTCCAACAGTGTCAGGTTTCCTCGCTATTGGAAACTGTACCGTGGGCACTTTCGACAACGTGCAGATCCACACTCTTTCACCGAACACGACCATGACGGCGTGCGTGTCACAGGCTGGTTCCAATGCGATCAAACCAGCCTATGGAATCGTCATCTCGGACCCCGCGACAGGCGCCCGCCTGTTGGGGTGCGACGCCTCTGGGGCTTTCACGAGCGGGGCCTTTTTGGACCAGACCACGGGTACGACCGCCGTGACACTTCCCAAGCCAGGCACCGCCGGGGGTGTCTCGGCGATCGCCACCGGGACCACCAACTTCGTGTTCGGTGGTGACAACACCCTCACTCAGGCGATCACCTTTCCCTCGGGCAGGTTCTCATCAGTGCCAGTCCTCACCCCTGGCATTGGCCTCAGTGGCTCGGGATGCAACGTGCTTGGGGTTCACTTCGTCAGTTTGACCACGGCGGGTTGCACCATGATCGTCGCCACCGAAGACGCCAGCGCTTACACCGGGACGGTCATCATCAACTGGATCGCGATCCAGGAATGACCGCGGGATCGGCACGGCTTAGACTTGTCGGCGGCGCACGAGGAATGGTCCTGCGCCCCCACTTCGGTTCGGCTTCAGACACACTGCGCCTGCTCTCCAGCGCAGGGGCGAAGATCCCGGCGACCCTGGTTGCTCCAGTATCCTTCGGGCTCCTATCACTGCACGGAACCGCTCAGGGATACCTCAATGAACCCTATGGATCCTTCCGCGACTTCGCGCACTACCAGACCAACGCGCTCGATCCGGCCATGGTCCTGGTACGTAGTCACAATGGCGGAGCCACCACCTCTGATGTCACCCAGACCTCAGGCTACCGCCGCTACTACGCGATCGCTTCTACCCCCCTGGACTACCCAGTTTCGGGCGGGAAGAAGGCATGGTCTCGGGCTGCATATGCCAGCATCGGCCTGAAGTTCAAGGGGCTCGTTAACGCTGGGTATGAGTTTATCAATGCTGCCCAGTTCGAGATCGCCAAGTACGCAGCAACCGCACCCGTGGACTTCCATCCAGCGCGAGCGCTCAATTGCGTTGTAGTTCCAAAGCGGGTGAACTTTATCCCGAACCCGTCGTTGGCTGTGGATGCAACCGGGTGGCTCGCCGCAGTAGGTGGGGCCCGGGTTGTTCAGGGCACAGGCTGGGCGTTTCAGGTAGACGGGTCTACCAACACGTGGCTATCTACTGGTGCAGTCGTGGGTACCTGGAGGCCATTCTGGTCGGGTTCTGTTGTCGTGTCTGGGCCTGCCGGGAGAACCATAAACGTCCAAGCACAGGATGGTTCTGGGTATATCACTCCGTCCAACAGCATCGTCCTGACCGGCACCCCACAGACCGTGGTACTGACAAGTAATGCCGCTGCACCCGGAACGTCACCGAGAATCCTTGTATACCCCACCGCTACTGGTGGAGCATGGACTTCCGGGCAGATGCTGACGGCTACAAACGCACTGCTTGAGGAGGTAAGTGGGACCGGGGTTCCCACTGGGGGCTACTTTGATGGTGCCTCTGGTTCGGACTACATCTGGGGTGGCGTAGCGAATGCTTCAGAATCCTTTTACTACCCAGATCGGGTCAACCGCAGTTACCTCATCTCCAAGTTGCTGGAGGAGAATTGTCCTTTGGGAGTTACTCCTGGAGTACCGCAATTCGGGGTGCTACCAACTATTGGAATTTTCGGCGACGTATGGACTGATGAGTGGCCCGACGTGTGGCCTGGACATTCTGTCAGTTACTACTAGAGGCGAGGCCCCTTTGGCAACCATGCAAGCGGAGGTCTGATGGCGCACCATTCGGGTGATCCGAACTTCCTCGCGTGGGGCGACGGGATCGACGCAGCCCTCGCCGCCGCGGTCGCTGAGCCTATCGGTGCTGCGGCTCAAACCACAGCCAACAACGCCGTGCCCAATGCAACATCGCGTGTCCGCTC